GTCTGATCTTCCGGTTCAATGGTTTCACCTAAGAATGTTGCCGGGATATCATCCGTACCTTCAGTATCTTCAGATGCGTTCCAATCCTTGCCGTCCACCTTCATAATGAACATGGCATCCGGATCATTTACGACAGGAATAGCATTTGCTTCTGCCTTCGTCCATTCCTTGAACGGTTCCAGTTCTGACCATTTGGTTACCAATACCCAATCCTGTTTTACCATGAGGGCAATCTTCTGCAAGGTAGCGGAAGATTCGGCTGCAATCGGTCCGTGCTGGATATCACCAACCTTCAGATCCTCCAGGAAGCATACACGTTTACGCTCCCACGGATTGATCGTCTTACGGCGGTGAGCCTTATCCTCGATACGGACAGACGGATTCACAGTAATGATCTTTACCGGGATTTCCTGTTCGGCCAGATACTCGTTGATAAGATTTTTCGTTACCAATATTTTTGAAGACGAATTAACCCATGCCTTCAATGTGTCGAATGTTGATTTCTGCTTCTTCAACAAAGAGAAGTCAGCCACGTGCATCACTACATAGCGAATCGTTACTCCCTCGGCAGAAGCAGCAACAACCGTATCTTCGATATCCTGCAAGCCGTTGGCCGTTGAAGCGTTGCTCCAATCTACAGAAGATTTACGCTGGTTCTTCTTCGGCATACCGCAACCAACAAACTCAGCCGTAACGACACCGCCATTATTCTTTGCCGACAAATGGAAACCCGCACGGCTCATGAGCTGCATACACCACCATTCGAAACGGGCACGGACGGAGTTATACACGAAATCCTGATCTTTGAAAGCCAGGTTCAGCAATGCCAATTGGTCTGCGTCACCCTGTGCGTCACGTTCCAACTGTTTGTACTCGTTGTAATCACTCTCGTTCATACCACGCTTAACGGCTGTCTTTGGAATATCACCGGACAACTTGCTGATTACCTCGCGCGTCTTCTGCGGAGCGGAAGCGTCAAAAGAGATCACATCTGCCATTACCGGAGCACCTTTCTCACCGGTCAATGTCTCCCACTTCAACGAAGTCTTTCTTTTCACCCCGAAGAAGTTCGGGAAAACGACTGGTTTCACATGGCGGGTATTCAAACGAGCCGCCATGTTCTTTTTATTCACCTGTTTAATTAAACTTCTTTCCATATATCAGATTTTAATGGATTACACAAAACGGATAAACGACATTAATGCCTTTAAGTCCTTATCTACCGGGAACGGCATA